CGAGCTTTCCGGCAGTTTTGACGTAATTGTACATCGCGCGAATCTTCGCCATAACGCCGGAGCCGAGCCAGTTTCCGTTTATCTCGTTGCCGACTTCCCAAATGCTAACATGGTTTTCCAACGCCGAGACGTAATCTGCGACCCGCGATTGGATTTGCGCGAGCGTGAAGTTCGGCATGTAGCTTGAATCAACGAGCAATCCCATGACGTTCGCGACGGCGCTAATCTCTTGCAGGCAAGAAACATACGAAGCCGCGGTCACCCCATCCGAGGGCCGATCGAACACGGTACGGACTGTCGCGCGGGTCTTAAACGACTTGAGAGCCGCGACTTGCGCCGCCGTATTCTGCGCGGGTTCGTCCGTAGTCACGCCCCATATCCATGCGCCCGGAGGCGTCGGAACGGGCGGCCCAGGAACCGGAACAGGCGGGGGCGTCGGCTTTGGGCGATGCTGGTGCTTACGCGAGCTTTCCATGCCTGGGACGTTCCTGCGGTTATAGGGAAATCCTTGACATGGAGAATCGCTTATGACGGAAGAATCAACCAAAATCAATCGAAAAGAACGAACCGGCAAGCAACTTGAACGTCAAGAGAGATGCTTCAGGCTTTCTATTGAGCAGAACAAATCAATGCGCGAAATCGCGCTTGAACTTGGAATAACCAATAACACCGTTGCCAGTGATATTCGGGCAGAGCTAGAACGCCGCCATAAAGAGAATGCCGACCAGCGCAAATATGAGGTCACGCGCGCAGTTGCGTTTTACGAACGAATGATTGCTCTTGCATTAACATTTGAGCCGGATGAAGAGGATGCTGAGAAAGATCGCATCAAGCGCATTCCTGACAGGTCAATAAATACCGCAATTAAGGCGCGCGAACGCATTGATAAGATTTTGGGACTAGAGGCTCCCACAAAAATGGAAATAGATTCCGTGCAAGCGATGACTCGCGCGCAGCGTGATGAGGAAATAGTCGAACAAGAAAATCTCCTTGCCGAGAGATCACGCATTCAAGCGGAGGAGAGTGCGGCGAAAAATCCATGATAGCGACCGCAGAAGACCCGCGCGATTATCTCGCCCGTCTCAAACGCGCGAATTGGATTGAGGATTGCCGATCCGATCTTACGACGTGGGCTATTGAGGCTCTCAACCCTATCAATCAGGTTCCGGCTAGGCATCATCGGCTTCTATTACGCCATCTCCAGAAAGTCGCGCGCGGCGAAATTGATCGGCTTATGATATTCATGCCTCCTGGCCATGCAAAATCCACATACGCATCGGTTCTTTTCCCTCCGTGGTTTTTTGCACAGCGCCCCAATATCGACCTCATCGGCGCGAGTCATGGAAGTGATCTCGCCGACGACTTCTCCGGGCGTATTCAACGCATCATCGAACATAATCAAACGGTCCTCGGCTATGGCCTGGCGACGCACAACGTGCAACGCTGGCGCACGACGAACGGCGGATTTTACCGCGCGGCGGGCATCGGCGGGTCAATAACAGGACGCCGAGCAGACGGTGCGCTTATCGACGATCCGGTTCGTGGCGCAGCGGATGCTGAATCTCCGGTCGTTCGTGAATCGCAGTGGCAATGGTATCAGGCCGAGCTTTATACGCGCCTCAAACCGGGTGCATGGATAATACTCATTATGACCCGTTGGCAAGAAGACGACCTGGGGGGGCGCCTTCTTCAAGCGCAAGCGGACGGCGGCGATCAATGGACGATCCTCAAGCTTCCTGCTATATGCGATTCAGCGGATGACCCATTGCATCGCACAATCGGAGAAGCGCTATGGCCCGCATGGCAGGACGAGGAAAAGCTCTCCCGTATCCGTGCGAACGCCGGAGAGTATGTGTGGGGTGCGCTCTACCAGCAAGACCCGAAGCCGCGCGGCGCATCGTTTTTCCAAATCGAGAGCCTGCTTGTGGACGGATTGCCTGTACCCGTTCCCATGAGGACCGAGATGGTTTTCGCCGTTATCGACACCGCGATCAAATCAGGATTGGAGCATAATTCGACCGCCGTCACATGGTGCGCGTACAATCCGCTCATCAAAGAGCAGCCGACGCTTATCCTCGACTACGACATTTGCCAAATAGAGGGAGCAGCGCAAGAGGCCTGGCTCCCGAACGTACATGCGCGCGGCGAAGAATTGGCGCGGCAATGTAACGCTATGCGCGGCTATACAGGCGCGTTCATTGAGGATAAGGCGACAGGAACCGTCCTCATTCAACAGTCTCTCAATCAGGCACGGCGCGAGAACAGGCGACCGTTAGCGCATGCCATAGAATCCAAGCTGACGATGATGGGAAAGGAAGAACGCTGTATCGCCGCCGCCCCATATGTCATAGCCGGGTACGTGAAAATCACTCAGCCCGCATACGATAAAATAAAAGTCCACAAAGGAAAGTCGGCGAATCATTTCATTACGCAGATCACCGATTTTCGTCTTGGAAGCAAACAAAAAGACGGACTCGATATTTTAGACACTTTCTGCTATTCCGTACTAATTACGTGCGGAAGTGGCAGCGGTGACAGGAAGGGAGTATAATGTTCAAAAAACTTGTCGTAGAGAAAATCTACGCGCTAGAAACTCAACTCGCTCGCATTGAAAGGCTATTACATACCATGGCTACAGCCCAGATCAATAACCAAGCCGCACTCGACGCGGCAATCGCCGCAGTCGATGCCGCCGTAACGCAACTCGGCGCAGACCAAACGACCGCGATCGCTGCACTCCTCGCGAAAATCGCCCAGCTTCCCGCCGGGACAGCCGACTTCACGCCGGAAGTGACCGCGCTCCAGAATATCGCGACGAAACTCACCTCCCTGGACGCTGCCGCCGTTGCCACGAACCCGCCGGCGACCGGGACATCCGCGATCGTCGCCAATCCCGCAACGCTCACGATCACCGGAGGCGCGGGTGCGACCGGCACGTTTTCCGTCTCCGAAGCGGCCAACACGGCGGCGACATTCACCGCAGTAAGCTCGGCTCCCGCCGCCGTCACGGTCGCCCCGGCCAATACGGCAGGCTCGTTCACGGTGACCACGGTTGCCCCCGGTACGGCGTCGATCACCGTCTCGGATAACGCGACCCCCGCGAACACGGTCACGGTCCAAGTCACCGCCTCCTAAGCCGTTCCCTACAGGCGAGCGAGGATAGCAGAGGAGCGTCGGGCAACCGGCGCTCTTTTGTTTTCCCTCGTCCTATTGTTGCTCTCTCACGTCACCATGTTTTTTGCGCCCCGGCAACCGCAGTCTCAAACGTGATCGCCGCGTTCGCCTTCATCACGGTGTCCGAAACCATCTCTAACGCGGCTTGTCGGCGCTCATCGGCAAGAACCAAGAGGTCATATACCGAGCCCTTTGGGGGTTGCGCGGGAGCCGAGTCGAGTATCGCCTTCGCAAGCTCTTTGGCGGCGGCGCGGATCGCCGTTCCTCGGGCAACCTGTTCGTCCGTCCACTTATGGAACGTGAAAACTTCATCGAGGTTCTCTTTGGTGATGCTCATGCCGCTCCGTTTCTTCATCGCTGCTTCCGGCTCCAGCGAGGATGCGACCGCAGTCGCACCGCAGTCGGAGCCCCCCGGACCGCGCACGGTACGGCTTTCAACAAATCGGCGGCACGCCGATTCTCCTTATTGGTATGATAGGACGACAAATTGAGCGTGAGCGTGGCCGGTCTAGCGGTTCTAGGGCGGCCATTCTGCTGGCCGGTCTAGGGCGGATAGGCTATGGCCGGTCTAGCAAGCTTAGGCTCCTCGAAGTCGAGAAGCAGGTAAGTAGAGGCAAGATGGCCGCCTCTTGCCGTACGCTGGAGAAACCCGCGCTTTTCAAGTGCGCTTAGAGTACGTCGAATGCTTCGCTCCGATGATCGCGTTTCGTGAACGATGGTTTTGATTTTCGGATGGCATACACCGGAAGCGTCGGCATACGAAGCAAGAACATTGAGAACTTGTAATTCCAGAAGCGTTTTGACGTTGCGCTGCCAATGCCGAGGAACGCGCCCGTACGGCTTGCCGAGAGACCAATCTGGCCCGCGTTGAAAGATCGGGTCTTTGCGAGAAGTTGTAGGGTCGGGCTTCCTGCCCGTGGTATCGTTCATGTGCATTCCTATGGCGGGTATGCGTGAGTGGAAAACGCCTCGCTTGACGGTTGAGGCGTTTTTCGTATTTAGGTTGTAAAGAAGAACGCTCCTAGAACGGAGGCGTAACCGCCCGCGCGGAAGGTGCGACGTATGTACAACTCCAGCCCAGAGCAGAGCGATACGCCGTCAACCGTCTCCGTGGGCGGGCACCTTGGCTCCGTGCTTACGAACCTGCTCATGTGCGGAGACATCGTTCCTGGAAGTCCTCCTAGTTACGGCTTGTGCAAATCCATACATGCGTATCACACAATGGGGCCGGTCCTCGCCGACGCACCTATAACGCGCGCACAGAGCAAGAAGCGCGAGATAAGCGTTCCCGTCATTCTCGGCGAGCAACGTATTATCGAGCAATTCGAGAAAACATATCGGGAATTAGGGCGCGTCGGCGCTACGATCATCATTCACAACCTCGTGAAAACGAGCCGCATCTATGGCATCGCATCGCTAGCCGTGGGCGAACGCGGCAAGCCTACGAACACGCCACTCGACCTCGCGAAAATATCCGAAGCAGACTTATTCTTTAATGTGCTTGACCCGCTGAATACAGCAGGCAGTTTAGTCCTCGAACAAGACCCTAACTCGGCAGACTTCCTCAAGCCGTCCGATACCGTGCATGTGCAAGGGCAAGCATGGCATCATTCGCGTCTATTCGTCAAAATGAACGAGCAGCCTATTTACATTGAATGGTCTTCTTCGGGTTTCGGCTTCGTGGGACGCTCAATCTATCAGCGCGCGTTATTCCCGCTGAAATCATTCGTTCGAACGCAAATCGCAAACGAAATGGTTGCCCGAAAAGCTGGTCTTCTCGTCGCAAAGATGGAATCGCCTGGCAGTATCATGGATAATAAGATATTGAATTTTTTCGGTATTAAACGCGCGGCACTCAAAGAAGGCGTGACGAATGAAATCGCGTCTATCGGCATAACCGAGAGCATCGAAACGCTCAACATGCAGAACATTGATAAGG